AGGAAACTCGTTTTAAGGATTCCGTTCCTACTCTACCTTGCCGTGTCGCTCCCTCTGTTCTTGACCCTAAAATCATCAAGAATATGGAGGAGAAATACGGCTTAATTCGCTGGCCCATACCCAACCGTCTCCTAAAATGGGCCGAGCTTGCTTCCGACCTTCAGTACCCTGTTCCCAAGGAACCTCTTCGAATGCGAACTCTTGTTGAAGCGTGCAATATGATCCCTCGAACTGGATCAGTTGGCTTTGGCTGGACTTGCAAACGCTCAGATCTCCTTGAAGTCACGGCTGAGGATAAAGTCATTCCCAACGGAATTCTCAAAGAAAGGGTTGAAAACATTCTTCGTCTAGTTGATGAAGGAAAGGTGCCTATGGCAGTCCTTACTCCTTGTCTCAAAGACGAAACCCTAAAACATGAGAAAATTTTCCTCCGCAAGAGCCGAACCTTCCAGATCTCTCCCATAGAATGGTTGGTTTTCGGTAACATGGCCTTCGGTGAATACTGTGATTACATCCATCAGCGTCCTCTCGGGACTCCGAACACTGTTGGTGTTGATCCTGCTTCTCATGAATGGCATGACATGTTTCATCCCGTCTTCACAAACAACACTAGACCCGACGATGTCTCTAAACTCGTTGATTTGGACTACAAAGCAATGGAAGCCACCATCACCTGGCAGCTTTTTGATAGCTTCCTACGTCACACCACTCGCTACTATCGTGATGAGGGCACTTTTGCCTGGAAATGCCGCAAGGCTTATCTAATGGCTATGTGCAACTCAGGAATGGCAATGAAAAACATTGTCTACTGGCGCGACGGAGGTAATCCTTCTGGAATGAACGGAACCATTGACGTTAACACATACTCTGCTGGCATCTATGCTGCTTATGCTTTTGTTGACATCTTCCCCGCTTCCTTCCCAGCTGACTACGTTGCTTGTATCAAATCCCGTTTCTGTGGTGATGACACTGTCCTAGGTGTGAGTGAAATTGTTGCCGAAAAGTACAATTTTCTCACTATCTACGAGAGCTTGCAAAAACTCAATGTCACCATCACACCAGCCAAAAAGGACGAAGATTCAACACCCTTCGTTCCTCAAACCGAAATTACTTTCTGCAAAAAACAAATTCTCTACTCCGATGAGCTCCATGCGCTTGTTCCCTTCGTCTCGTTCCATACTCTCTTGGACCAGCTTTCTTA